TAGGTTCTTTAGTATCACAACCACAAACTCAAAGACTTATGAGAACGGCTGAACGACTTGGTAGGCGGGGAGAATCAGTAGCAGACGAATTGGCTGCTGAACAAATACGAGTATCGCAATCAGTTCATGATGAATTAGATAGTGTCATTCGGGATTTTGATGTTATTTTTGAAGGGGACAAAAGTGGCAAAATCCCTAAACGTGTAAAGAAGCTCAAGGCAACACGCAATAAAATGCGTTCTATTACACAAAAGCAAGTAAAAGAAAACCCCAAAAAGATGATGAAAGAAATTGATGAAGCTGGCTTGCTATTACGTAAAGGTATAGCACAGCTAGACAACAATGTAAGAGGTTTATCAAAAAAACGTAAACTAGCATTAGCCAAAAAAATGGGGCGTGATCCTGAAGATGCATTATTTATTCGAGATGTGGATATAGATTTAGCCGAAGCTCGTTCTATTGAAACTAACTTAAATTTAATTCAACGATTAACCAATGATATAAATCCTTCAGAAGTGCGAAGAAATAAAATAAATAGTGCTAAAGAGGATCTTGCGATCCTAAGACCACAATTAGATCATGCCCGAAAAATGTATAACACTGCAAAAGATGCGGCAGGTGCATTAGGCGCAGAAAGATTGGTTGATGACGTAGGAAACCCAACTACATTTAGTGGTCGTGTAGGCAAAATTGACAATATGTCCTTTGCTGGACGTTTATACGATGCTGAGTTTGCTACAGATATGAATAAATATCTCAATCAAGCTGAAGATGTAGGTATCACTAAATACATTAATACATTTAATAATATTGCACGTCCACTTATGGCAACTCTTGACTTGTCATCTATAGGTATTCAGGGGCTTCTTGCTGCTGGGGTTCATCCAATTCGTGCAGCTAGATATATGACATATGCTATGGCTTCATTATTTAATCCCAAAGTTTGGGACCGATTTGTTGTAGATAACGCTGATGATATAGACACCTTTATTAGAGGTGGTGGGTATTGGTCTGACTTAGATGATGCTGGTGACTTCATGTTTACTAAAGGGGTTACTAGCCTACCTGCGGTTGGGAAACTAGCCAAAATATCTAACCATCACTTTAGTCGTAACGGTAATGCCATGCGATTAATGATGTATAAGAATGCTAATGACATAAACAAATTGCGCACGTTAGGTGGGCGAGGCGCGTTAAAGAAAGAATTAGGATACGGGGATAGAGAGCAATTAATAGAGCAGATTAATAATGCTACTGGTTTTAAGAGTGGTAAGCCTAGTGATTTAGCAGCATCATTAATGTTTGCTCCAAGATTCTTTAATTCTCAACTAAATGTTCTGTCTAAAGCTGCATTCGCTAATGGTCCAGAAGGGCGTATGGCGCGAGATATGTTAATGCGGACTCTTACTGTTATGGGTGTATCTACATGGGCGATTAATAAATCGCAAGGAGAAGAAACAAATTTCAATCCTATTAGATTTGACATGGAAGGGAATCCTCAAGCAAACCCTAACTTTATGAGAGTTCGGGTAGGGGGAAAAGATTATTCTTTGTTCGGATCATGGGATTCGTTACTTGCATTATTTACTACAGGTGTAACTCAAGGTCCAGCTGAAGGGGTACAGCGTTTCTTACGAACTAAAGCTAGCCCTGCGATGGGGCGGCTATATGATGTGATTCAGGGTGAAACATTTACAGGGGACCAAGTTAAATTTAATAGTGATGATCCTCGAGTTATAGGTATGAGCGTCATTAACCTTATGCAGCAAAATGCCCCTTTTGCATTACAAGATATATACCGTGAGTTTGGTGAAGACCCTGATTTCTCTTTGAGTGATCCATCTACATATTCTAATCCTGTCGGGTTAGGATTAGCTACTAATTTACTTGGAATTAAATCGTCTCCCCTTACTCCAGCCGAAGTACGTGATGTTCGATCAGAAGAAGAATTTGGTAGAGAATGGCGAGAATTAAATAAAGGTGAACGAGCAGAAATAGAACAAAAATACCCTGAAGTGTTTAATGTCATTGAGAAAAATCTTAAAAAGAAAGCCGATTTAGGAGATACCAGCGCCGTATTGCGGGTTCAGAAACAACAAAATGAATCTACGGCTGCGTTAAATGCTAAAGAAGTGATGATGGGATTTAACATGGGGACTATTTCCCATGAAGAATTAGATAGTAGATTCAAACAAATTAAGCATGATTTAGGAGTGAGCAATAGAGCTATAGACGAAGCATTAGGAATAGATTATGCCACTTCTGACGACCCTGTATTGCGAGCACGTAATAGGAAATTTGAAATCATCCAAGAAAATTTATTGGCGGGTAAACCTAATTGGCCTGTTATTGAAGAACTAACGCAAGCATTTGAAGCTACATTACCTGAAGATGTATTAGCGCGGTATAAAACGTTTGAAGAATTAGAGATTTCTAATTGGCCTGAATCATCAAAAGAATATTTTCGTATGGATGATTACATTAACAAAGACTCAGGCTATTGGGATCAAAGAGACATTGCATTTGACCGATTAAAAGCAGCTATGCCTGAAGGTATAGATACCTATGATGATTTAATTGTTGCTATTAACCAATCGGGTAGTGATATCGGCGAGCGAAAAAGATTAGGACGTTTAAGAAGCAAGATAGATAGCATAACTTCTCGTATGCGTAAGGTATTACGTCGCAAAGACTCGCAGTTAGATGTCGCGTTAGTACTTAATAAAGCTTATACCCCAGTAACTAAGGAAGGTAGAGAAGCGTTACAAAGATTACGCGCTGCTATGGGTTAATTGACTAATAGCTCTTTACAACTATAAACTTATGCAAACAGATGTTCTAAGGAGGAACGATGACGCAAGAAGTAGATGCTCAGACCGAGTGGACTACAGAAGCAGACATTGCTGAAGATACCGATGCGCAAGAGGCTCTTAGCGATGATGTAGAAGTACAAACAGATCCAGATCCATCCACACTTATAAGCTCGTTACAGTCGCAGCTAGACCAACTAAAGAAGGACTTTAGTGACAGTAAACATGTTACTAATCGTGCAACTAGTTCTCTAGACCGCCTCACAAACAGGCTTGATGAGTTTGCCACTAAATCAGATCTTGTAAATACTCAAGAATCTATTGCTGGGATACGCAGTTTGATGGATGTTGGATTATCCGATGTAATGTCAGATGAAGGGAAAAATGCTCTAGCCGAACAACGGCAAGAAGATACATATTCCCGAGCGTTAAGCTCAGCAAAGAATGAATTGAGAGAAGAACTGAATAGTGCATCTCCTGACACTGTGGCTGGTCAAGTCACTGATGATCAACTTAATGATGCCGAACGCAGAGCGTCGGATGCTTCAAGTCGTGTGTATGGATATGCAGAAGCAAAAGGAATAGCTGCTGATGATGTTGCCAAGATGCCTATATGGGATCAACAAGGGCGTACATTAGAGGAAGCTATTTCTAATGCAAAGGAGTACATAGATAGTATGTCTGGAAATTCTGATTCCCGTTTAGCACAACGTAAAGAAGCAGCCGCAGGTTCTCCCGAACGTGCAACAACAAGTAGCTCAGTGTTGACTATAGATAAAATGAAAAATATGTCACCACAAGAGATTATGAAGATTCCAAAAGAAGTAAGGAATAAAGCTCTCCGTGGTGGCTAACTATTAGCTAGGAGAAATCATGTCTGTAGACAGATTTATTCCGAGTTTATGGGCCGCAACGCTATTAGAGAATCTTAACGATGCTCACGTAGCAGTGAACCTATGTAATCGGAACTATGAAGGCGATATCTCTCAATCGGGAGATACCGTCCGTATCACATCAATTGGTCGAATAACAATCGGCAATTATGTAAAAAACGCCACAACTATTACACCTGAGACTCTTGACGATGCTCAACAGGTGCTCACTATAGATATGGCTAAGTACTTTGCATTCCAAGTGGATGACATTGATGCTCGTCAGGTAAAAGATGATGGTGCTTTGATGGATGTAGCAATGCGTGACGCTGCTTGGGGTCTTGGAGACGCTGCCGATACTTCGGTATTGTCTGCTATGCAAGCACAAGCTGACACGGGTAATGCACTAGGAGCCATGATTATTGGTGACGGTGCAAACATTGATGCGTATGAAAACCTTGTTGACTTAGCTGTGAAGCTAGACGACAACAATGTACCCAGAGCTGGTCGTTGGTGTGTAATCCCTCCGTTTTATCA